TTTATCTAACCATCCACCAAGTATCTGGTGATTGTATCTATCTGGTCTTCTGCGTCTTATGTCTTCTAATTGAAGTAGAAATGAATCTGATAAGTTTTCTATGTTATCTTTAAAAGTTGTATGAATATATGTAGTAATATCTTTCATTCCATTAAAACCTGCGTTTACTGCTTTACCTGCAAAAAATCTTTGATACAACCAATGCTCTTTAGTAGCTGGGTTCAATACCATTATAACTCTATTAGGTTTAGCTTTAGAACGAACTGATTGGTCTATCTTATCAAAGTCTTCTTCCTTAATTAATTCTTCTGCTTCATCAAGTACCCAAGTAGTTATCCCACTAATCGACTTTAACGCTGCTGTTTGATTTCCTGCTGAAGTTCTAATACCTTTAAACAGTATTGAGCTTCCAGTGCTTATGTTTAAGATTTCATCTTTAGTAATACGAAAATGTTCCATAATACCATAGAGTTCTAACTTTTCTAAGAACTCTGGAATAATTGAGTTAGCAGCACTTATCATAGTGTACCTAGTGAATAGTATCTTATGACCCTGTTCAAACGTTAGAAAGGCTAAAAAGGTGGTTATAGCGAATGATTTACCACTTCCTCTACCTCCTGTTATAACAAAGTATCTTGTATCATTACCTAATGAATTATATTTGTTATTCAGTACTGGCTTCTTCATTGTCAAGCTCTATAGTATTATCTTCTTCTTGTGTACCAGTAAATAGATTCTTAATATTGATGTTAACCTTCTGTTGTTTCTCTTCAGGTTTATCAAGTGGCTTACCATACTTGTATTCAAATAGTAATTTAAGATGAGGAAACGATTGTTTAGCTTGCTCTGCTAATGATTCCCAAGCTTCTTCTTCGCTGCCGAATACTTTAGCCATTGCGTTAAGTGCGTAGATTCCGACCCGTTTTCGTTTGGCATCGTTAATAGCAGCAGAAGATGTGGGTCGTACAACAGGCACGTTTCTAACGCCTGGTTTTCGTCCATTGTTTCTTCGTCCATCATTTTCTTTGACATATTTATATTGTTTTGGTTTTCTTCCCATACTTATTATATATATAACTGATTGCAGACCAAACTGCATCACTTATCTCTTTCTTGTTGTATATTTTTGTTCCTGATTTTTTGATACCATCTTTTTCCACAATAATTTTAAATCGAGTACAAACAGGAGAACAGTCCCCAACAGGGTGCCTATAAATCCTATAACCATTGTCAATACACCACCTAGCATGGCTTTGATTGCAACCTGTATTATATTCCGCAAGTTTCCATTTCTTATTGTACTCATCAATTTGTTGTGGTGACCTCTTCCTTCTCATACTCCGCCAATTTGTCTTTTGTAATAAGATATAATTCTTTCATGTTTTCATACTTGTCTCTCCAAAAGTCAGACTCATTAGGAAATTCATCGCTATTCTTTATGTTATCAAGAAGTTTTTTACATTCAAAATATACATTCAGCATATTATCACTATACCTTTCTATAACCTCAAAGACTTTCATCCCGTGTATAACAGATGCGTGGTCCTTCTTAACAACTTGACCTATATCTTTAAAGGTGTGATGAGTGAATTCTTTTGCTAGTTTATAATAGATAGCTCTACCATAAACATAATTCCTCTGTCTTATTGGAGAACCTATACCTATCTGAAGTTTTCTTGAAACCATTCCTTTAATTCCTTGTAATGTAATTTTATTCATATTTGTCTTTTAAGTTAATTATTTCTTTTTGTATGTCACTGTAATTTTTATCCTCACTAAATTCTATTGCTTTATATATTCCTGCACAATACTCATAGTTTTCTGTGATTTCATAATCACCTACTTCAGATAAAATCTCTTCTAATGATATGCCCATTAAAATATCTATCAGTGTTAGATAATAAGCATATTCTATTCTGTATTTATAAACATCATAAAGTACCTCTTCTGACAAATTCATTAGGGTCTTTTGTTTTTCTGATGAAATACTCTTCATAAATATTACAAACCTTCTTTAGTTTACGCCCTGCTTTCTCCATTGTCTCTTCGCTGCAATTATAAATACCTATCTCACCGCTTCCTTTCTCTATAACTAAAAAAGTAAAGTTCTGTACATTAAATAGTTTGCTATAAATATAACATTGCATATCGTAATGCCAAACATTCTTAGCAGTCCAAAGCCAATTATCTAACTTAGATGTTGTCTTTAAATCTATAACGTGATTGTTTTTTAAGTAGTCTGCTTTACCACGAAAGGGGTAGCCGAAAATTTCACCAATCATGGGAACCTCTGGGTTACCTCCTCGTAGTAATTCACTTGCTTCTAAATTCTTATTTAGATGTGTCATTAATTGACTTAACGCATTATATTCTTTTGTTAGTATAACTTCTTTATGTGGATTCTCTGCTGCTAAATCTTTAAATTTATTTGTTGTTCTAGTAGATGAATCAATAAACAAATAGCTATCCTGTAGCTTCTGTGGTTCTAATGCCATAACGTGAAACAACCTACCGTCTCTTAAAGCAGCAACATTACTGTTGTCTTCTGTTAATGACTGTGTATATTTTTTAGGAGAGTCAAGTAGTTTTTTTGCTGATGATGAGGATAGAGCTGCACCTCCTAAATACCCATAGTAAAATTTATCATCATACATTCTGGAAAGTAATTCTTCTTTCTTCCAGGTAGTTCCGTCTAGTAATGTTATTTGTTGATTCATAATTAAGTCTAATATTATTGCTTCCATTTAAAATATTTAATAAAATCCATTTGACCTATACAAGCCTAAACCCATTAATTTTCTTCTACCTATCTCTTTTTTATTCCTAACAATTATGTCATTTGAAACTCCTACTTTTTCTAACCTTACATATATCCAGTTAGCTAATGCGTATGTTGTAAAACTCTTTTTAGATTTCTCATATAGCTTTACAAGTTTTTCTAAAGGCTCTTTAGGTAAAAGTCCTACTTGACTGTGAAGTGTTTTATGAAAAAATCTAGGCAAAGCTATTAAATTGTCACAATGATTATTATCTCTGTTGGCATCAATATGATGAACTTCATAACCTTCAGGTATATTTTTACCACAAACTTTTATATATTTATCTGTATAATTCATTTATCTGATTCTTTATATATATCATTTAACTCATCCCACTTAGAATCAAAGTCTTGTATCATAAACTCATCATCTTTGTTTTTAACAAAGTAGTGTCCTTTTTTTTCATATTCAGAGTTAATGATTTCAGAATATTTATCTGTCATTTTTAAATTTCTATTTTTTCTCCTAACTCTTACCTTCATGTTATTTGTTTTCTAAGTAATCTTCTAATGCAGCTAAAGCTCTCCAAGCCACTTTACCTAGATGAAATAAACCATCATCATCTACCTTATCAGCATCTATTAGATGTCTTGTTAGTGCGTCTAAATGGTCTTTACTCTTACTCTTATCCCAGTGTAATTCTTTATCAGGATGGTGTTGGTCATTACCTGCTAAACTTACTTTACTTACATACTTAAGTGCATTAGGAAAATACTTTAATACACCTGTGTAAACTGGCATCTGTTTTCTTTGTGTGTGTTTATCTTTCAAAATTTACATTTATTACATTTCCAAAATTCTCCTAACTTGTTTAGTGTGTCAACTAAAGGTATAGGATTGTCTAACTGCTTCCACTTACCAACCATATCCCAAACGTAAGTTACTTCACATTTATCTAAAGGTACATCTTTTTTATCATCTTCAAAGTCATGAGATACTTTTAGTATAGCAGCTTTCTTTCCAAGATTAGCACACCAAGCATCAGCCATTCTTTCTAATAATAATCTTTGTCCTGTTGGTATAAGAGCATCTTTATACTTAACCTCCATCAATATAAGAAATTTATTATCAAACTCAAAAACAGCATCAACATCTGATGGATGTATCTTTCCGTTTTGTACCCCAGTAAAATCTATAGCCTGTTTCACTCTATCACTATTTCTTATTAAACTACTCATATTTATCGAATAAAGATTTAAGCTTATTGAGTTTACCAGCAAAACAAGAACTACAACTGGTCATCTTATCATTATAATTAAACACTCTATTATATATAGTAAGTAATTCTCTTTGCTCTTCAGCTGTGATTTTAGTTTTGTTTGCATCATAAAAGTCTGTAAGAAATGAATGTTCCTCTTGTGTTAAACAATTAGGTTTATTATAAGGAAACATTTTATTTAATGTCTCTTTTCTTTTATCACATCCGCAGTCTTTTCCAAGTGCATCAAACACTCCATCAACTGCAGCTTTAATTCCTGTAGCTTTTGTTACTTTCTCTACAGTATCTCCAACACCATCAGATTGCTTTTCATATTTAGCAACCCACTCTTTATAGCGTTTGGTTCTTTTGTCGTTAGGTTTTGGCGGTATTTTATTCATCTTTGTTTGTTTTAATTAAGTCAAAATCTCCGTTTAAATAATCTTCAAAGTCTTCACCAAACTTTGATTTGATTAACTCTTTATAATTCTTACAGCTATTAAATATAGATGTAACACTAATGTTAGTTTCTTTAGCTAACTTACGCATACTAATATCAGTTTCATAATATATTTTAAATAATTTTCTATCGTACCAATGCTCCCAAGATTCTACTTCAGATTGTATTTTACTAATCATTCTTTCCTCTGCACTATGTTTAGGTGCATCATAATAATCTTCTTTTCCATCAACAAATTCGTAGTTTACATCATAGTCATCAATTCTTATTATTTTATATCATCCTTTAGCTTTAGCATAATCACCCCATAAATTTTTTAATGTAACATAGATGTAAAACTTATTTACCTCTGTTTCATTATACATTATTTTCTGTGGGTCCCCTACATATTTATTTAATCGAAGATACATCTCATGAACAAAATCTTCAACTAAATGTTTAGGAATACCAATAGATAATCCCATTGCTATCCATTGAGTATGATTTGCTGATAATAACTTAAGCATCATTAAATATAAAAAAATTAATCCAAATTACACCTAAACTAATTCTAATAAGTTCTGCTGTCTGGTCAATCTCTGGAATTTCTATGTCATTAACATAATCAATTCCTATAACAAACCCTTTAATAAATTCTATTTGTACGTTCATATCAATATTCAAATTCTACTTTAATTTTATCTTCTGGTCCATAATACTTAGCCATATTGTTAATTTGTACTATGTTTTGGTCTTGAACGTAAATAAGCCCTTCTAAGGCATCAAAAAATGCTTTGTTTAGGTTATCCTGTAAATCAGGTTTAGTTGTCTTAGGAAGCTTTAAAATGCGTCTCTTCTTAGCTAAACTCTTTGGGTAGGCATATATATATTCTATATAGTTTACAACGATAGGTGTTCCAGCAGGTATTATATTGAAATCATTAGAGAGTTGTTTAGTGATTAAATCTTTTACATACTTTTGATAATCTGTAACCTTCTTAGGTTTATATTTAATTCCGTTTCTACCTATTCTAAAAGATTGATGAGCAAGCGGTCTTAAGTTTAATTCAAATGTTAGTTTCATATATTTACAAATGGTTCTCTGTTAATACTTGTTGGTATGCTGTCCTGTACATAAGGTAATCCATCTGACATAATCTTAAATGCAAAGTCATCAAATGGATAACCACGAGACCTTCTACATTTAACGATTGCTAAATCTTTATCATCAGGAGACAGCTGAAGACTAATTTGTGTCTCTGTCTTTTTCTCCATAAATGAACCTAAGTGACCAGTTGCTTTATCACTATTAAAGTTACTGTGAATAACTGTAATGATGTGTATGTTTAAATCTTGAGTCCACTTCATTAGATACTGTATAAGTTTGTTAGATTGAACTAAATCATTGCTGTCTAATATTAAATCAGCAATACCATCTATGATTACAAGACCAGGATTCTCTACATTATATAAATGCCAGTTAATAAACTCTAATCTTTCAAATGCAGAGTATTCTCTTAATGCATAGGTAAAGTAATCTTCAGATGTATCTGCCATTCTCATTACTCTGTTGAAAGTTCTTTGTGCGTGAAATCTACCTTGCTCTGTATCGTAATGTATTAACTTTTTCTTTTTACGCATACTCTTCATATCAGCAGTATATTTTTTATCACAAGACAAATAAGAAGCAGCAAGTAAAGAAACCAAGAATGTTTTCTTACTTTTAGGTGCTGCTGAAATAAAGCTGAAATTTCCATAGGTTGCTATCGGTAGCGGGATAGGATTGTTTCCACCTGTGTTACCTTTCGAGATAGCGATTGGAGGATATTCAATTTTTTCTTGTGGGTCAACATAGCTTTGTTGTAATATTTTTTTGAATTTAGTGTCATAGTCAATTTGTGTTTGTTTCATCTTTAAGTTTATGTTTTATTAGTTCTCTGACTAAGGATTTTATACTCTTTGCAACATCTCCTGGCTTTCGCATATTGTTCTTGTTTGCTACATCATGAGCAAATACATTGACATCAAGCCTATCATAATAAAAATTAGCATCTGTATCTAGGATATTATCTATCTTGTTTAACATCTGCCACTCTACAAATAAAGAACTTAAATTATCCAATTTGTCTTCATTTGTTTCAAATGCGTGGTGAACAAACCAAGCACATATTCTTTCTAGTAAAATTGTTTCTCTATTCATATCAAAAAAGGGAGCCGAAGCTCCCTATAAAAACAATAAAAAGAATTAGAATGGTAAGTCGCCATCTGAATTGTTGGAAGAAACTGTTTCTCTTTCAACTCTTTCAGCTGCGTTTATTTTACCGTCTGTCCAAAAGATTTTGCCATTGCCAATATAAACTCTTTTGACTTTAGCTTCTCTTTGTTCTTTAGTTTGCTCTTCATACATAGTAATGTTCTGACCATACTCATTCGTATCATCATTAATAGATAGTGTGTAGTTTTTATATACACCTTCTTTTGTTTTTATACTTACTGTACCTAATGCACTCATATATATTTATTTTGTGGCAGTTAATGCCTGTTCAACTTCTTTAGATATTCTATACTTTGTTAAAATATCTTCTATTTTACCACCGTCTTTTACAAACTTAGCTGCTTTTATAAAGGCAACACTTTCTTTTTGTAAGACAGGTTTCTCGCTACTAACACTTTTATTGTGTGTATTTGTTGCATCAGAATCTTTTGTGTCATCTAATAAAAACAAATTACCAATAGCATACTTTTTAGCATAAGAAGATGCAGCTCCTGTTCTTTGTGGATGTTGCATACCTTTTGCATTAAAGTCAATTATTGCTTGAGCAGATGATTCTATCTGCATATTAACTTCCTCACAGTCTATCAACTTTGCAGTTGCTTCAATATAAGGATGTTCTCCTACGATTTTTAATTCATCGTGCATCTTTAAAATACATTTGTATTTCTTTAGATGTGGCTTCAGTGCTTCTAAACAATCTTCAGCACTTCTGTAATTATAATTACCAAAATTATTTCTTTGGTTCTTTGGAGCTTTAAGCTCTGTAGTTATTTTAAGTAACTTTTCTGATAAATTCATAATGTAAATATATAAAAAAATTATGAATACAACCAAATAGCTGGTTTTTTTTGGTCGTCATTATCTACATGAATGAATGTTCTTGCAATGCCAAACCTCTGAAAACCTACCATTGACAGTGCTTCTATAATCTTTAATCTTTTGCCTGTATGTGTACAGTGAATGTCTGCAGCTCTACCAATTAAATGGCTGCTGGTAGAAACACCACCCACCTTTCTGTTGTGAGCTGGAGTTCTATAACCTGAATTAATTTTAAATTGGACACCTGCAATATCTCTTGCTTCGTCCAAACAATCAAGAAATTCTCGGTCCATATATTTCTCTCCACTTCCTGGAGAATCAGGTGAATCAAATTCTTCAAATGTAAAATGTCGTAATTCCATGCACTAAAGTTAGAAATATTTTTTTATATTTGCAAAACGTAGCTGTAAATCTACGCTAAAAATTACTAAACTTCAATAGGAATATTGTTGGAACAGATAACTAGAATTTTGTTTTTCTAGGGGGCTTTTTCTTTTCTTTCTTTTTGTCCTTTTTCTTTCTTTTCTTTTAATCTATCTCTTTTTACCTTGTCCTCTATATTTTTTTTTATAACCTGTTTGACCTTTAGAAGCATTTTTAGAATGTACTCCTGGTCTCTTCTTCTTTTTAGGAGGAATATAAATTGATACTTTAGCTTTTCTTGGCATTACTTACAAATACAAATGTCGCAACTGCACATAATTAATTAGATTTATT